TCTCTAATGTCTTTTGATTTGTTTGGTATTGCTAAGTTTCTAATTGATTGTTTGTATCTTTTGTGGGCTTGAGAGTAGCTATTGCTACAATATAGTTGTTCTACAAATCGTAGTCTTGTCTTGCTGTCATTTAGTTTTTTAATGTCGTTGCGAAGTCCTCTAAAATCTTCTTCCTCTGAGTTAAACATTTTAGCGTAATGATTGTCATGCCTACTGCGTGGTAATATTGTGAAGAATAAGTGTTCGTTGTTCTTAGCAAACGCAATTAACTTTTTGTGAAATGCTAAACTGTTTATCTCTTTATTCTTTAAGCCAATGTGTAAGTGAAACCCACAAGAGCTATCAATTTCTACATCGTCTTTATAATAACTAATCAAGTTCTTTAAGATATATTCAAACCTGTTGTTCATCAATGGGTCTGATACTATCTCTCGGCCATTGTCGTTTAGTGAGCCGTCAGCTACAATCTTATAACCAGTCCCTCGTTCTATTGTTCGCCCCTCATCGATAACTTCCAATTCAACACCGACATATCTATTATTTGTATTCATCACACCATTGCGTTTTTCAGGTATAAATTCAAACTCCTCTTCATCATCTGCGTCTTCATCTTCTAAATCTTCATAACAATCTTCACAATATTCTTCTCCTGCTGTGTCTGAATATCTAACATGTGAAGTTGTGCTATCACACGCATAACATTGACCACCACCATATTCTTGTAAGCAGGAGTATTGACAGAATACATCTCCTTGTTCTGTTTCTAAGCAGTCTTCTGCTGGGTATGTCGTTTGGGAACAATTCTCACAAGTCGTTGTGTGTTCTGAATAACAATCATTACATAATAAACAATCATTTTTTCGACTAACATACTTAAATTCACCTTCAAGAATTTTACTGTCGCAATGGCTACAATTTTCCATATACCCTCCTTTTGTAATGCCCAATTCTTTTAGCTACTCCGTTTATACCTAATGTGATATACATATATAGCCTCCATCTGTAATGCCTTATTCTGTTGCGTATAACAATTCTTAAGGAAGTTAGCCTCTTTTTCATACAGTATAGACATGTAAGGTCATGCCAAATCGATTCTCGAGCTAACAATTCTTTTCTTGTTTTTTCTATTGCGTCTTTATCTTTTGTTGTCATACCACTTTGGGTTGTTTCAACTTCTTCTTTTGTTTCTGCTTTCATTTTATTTTCTCCAATATTTTCAACACCTTATCTAATTGTGCTGGTGTTAATTTTTCTATTGCGTCTTTATTTATTTCTTTCATCATTAAAAATCTCCTTTGTCGCATTGTAAAGCTGTTAGTCCCAATTCACGCCACATATCAACAACTTGCTGTCTGTCATCGATAACAAATAAGACATTGTATTTGTCTTTTATGTGTTCATGGTATATTTCTGATTTAACTGTGCTGTCTTTTCTATTATCTCCATCTTTACGCATAAACAACTGAACGCCATCGTCTTCAGTTCCGTTTATGGCGTTTTTTATTTGAGACAGAGTTATATCTCTTAATTTTTCTTTACGACCAGATACAAATATTAAGTTTGGGTCTTCATAATCAGCCATATAGCTGTGTATAAATCTTTTCAATATCTCAACGCACCAATTATTAGGTCTATCTCTGGCAATGTGAGAGATATTATTGAAATAGTCCCAATCAAATTTGCCGTCTGGCGTTTCTCTTCTACGATGATTTATATTCATCAATGTTCCGTCTATATCTATAATTATTGCGTCTTTATTTATTGTATCTTTCATTCTTTTACCACCTCACGAGCCCATTTTGCTAGAGTTTCTAAAGTTTCTGTTCCACCATATTTAGATAGAATATCTCTCTCATGCTCTTCACCTGTTTCATTATTTATTGCCATTACCCAAACATCTTTTAGTTTTAGTTCGCAGTTAATAGGCATAAATAAGGTGAATGGACAATCTTCCAACCATAAATACACATTACCACTGTTTTCATTCAGTCCCAATTCACCATAGCCTTCTAGGTCGAGGTTTAATCTGTTTTCAGCAATGTCCATTAAGAAAACTGCCTTTTCTCGTTCCCATTGTGTCATTTTCATTATGTCACAAATCATTGTTTTACCTCATTGTTTCTTCTGTGCTGTTCTATTGTAATTTCTCTTACCAAAGGGTCGTTCCAATTTGCTTCTATCCACTCAACAGAACCAAACTTTAATTTTGTTGTCATACCACTTTGGGCTGTTTCAACTTTTTCTTTTATTTCTGCTTTCATTTTATTATCTACAATTTTGTATTGCCCATTTACTCGGTTTCGTTCCGATTATCTCAGACCTTGAACTTTTGCTATATGCTCCTATCCAATTTAAACGACCTGATGGGCTATATCCTTTATGTCTTTTGCCGTTGTTGTGGTCGAAGTGTTCAACACATGTAAGCCTTAAATATCCTGCTCTGTGTAGTCCTTCAAGTCTTTTCCAGCTTATCTTTTTCAGTATCGTGCTTATGTGTAGTCCTTTTTGTCTTGCTCGATGTCGTTTTATCCTGTTATCGAAGAAGTGTAATTCTCTTCGAGTTATGGGTTTTATTCTTTTCTCCATTGTTTAACGCCTATGATATAGTTGCCGTCTTGCGTTTTAATGTATGGGTGTATGTAGGTGTTTCCTGCTACTGTTGTATATTCTTTTAAACCGTAATCGGTTATCTTATTGTTGTGTTTTCTTAATACGCCTTTAAAGTGTGCGTAGTTGTTTCTATATGCCTTTAGTTTGGCTATTTTTTGTAAAACAAACGCTTTGCGTTCTGTTTTACTCATTACTTTCTTTGTTGTTTCCATTGTTTAAGTTGCTATTATTCATATCTATATCTAATTTAATATCCATATTAATATCTATATTAATATCTCTTATCAAAAAAGAAAAATTCATATCTAATTTAGTATCTAATTTAGTATCTTTTTTATTACGCTTTCGTATAGTGGTTTTGAAGTTAGGTTTTAGGTCTTATAAGGTTATAACCTTAGACCAATTAAAAACGCTATACCCAAGCTTAATAGATATTAAATTGGATATGAATAGCTTTTGTTCTCTGGTTATATAAGTTTGTTAGTGTGAATAAGTTTAACACAAAACTAAACGCCTCACTTATATCCAGACGGGATTGAACCCAATTTTAAATAATCATCACTACTATGTCGTGCCTCGTAGCTCATCTGATTGTCTGTTCTCATATTCTCAGTTCTATGGCCGTGCATGTCTCACTATTCACATATAGCTAATGCAATAGCCTGAGAGTTGCGTTGTATATTGCTATGACTAATCTCTATAAGATTTGAGAAAGCGTTATACTTCTTCGCAAGTATGGTTAAAAGAATTACATCTTTTAACGACGGCTTAACTGATATCCTAACGAAAGCGAGATTTATTCCAAGTCCCTAGAATTCCTCATGGCTTAATATATAAATATCATTTCAATATAGTAAAGTTTTACCAAGATAGACTTCGTTTATTGCTCAACAACATAAACTTAGCAAGCAACAAACAGAGCTTATCCCTATATGAAATATGCCTTAGTGATTAACCTTTGTTATCTATTTGCTATTAACCACCCCCTCAAATTTCAGTCGTTGAAATGTTGAGCATAAAAAAGATTGAGCAGGTTTGACACCTGCTCCTTTAATTGATGCGTTGAGATACTTAAAGTAATCTCTGCGAGCTTTAAGAGTTTCAACACTTAAAGCCGTGCAACTTTTCAAAACAGTATTATCCTTTGGTAAATCAAAAGGTTTAGCTGTTTCAAATTTCTTAAAAGACTTATTTCTTTTAGCCTCATCTTTTCTTAGAAGTTTTTGATAATATGTATATTTATCTCTAAGATGAAAGCATATTGAAATGTCTGTCTTTCTTTTCTTTATATCCATGGATATATAAAGGGATAATAGTATATAATACTTGCTACCGTTTTTTTATGTTCATTGGAATATATTTCCAAATAAATTCAAAAGAGAGAATTTCCTTCCACAATAACCCATAAAATATAAAGGTCGTTCTAAAAACCGACAGAAAAAATCTCACAATTTTTTCTTCTCAAAAACAAATAACTATTTAATAAACGAAGGATAGCTATACTATGAAGTGTCAAGGAGCATGTACCTCCAGAGCCAGACGAGAATGTATCTGCTTCGGACGTTGTGGGTGTCATGGTTGCGGTTGTAACTGTTGTCATGCCTGGCGCAAAGGAGAGTTTATTACACCATGAAAAAAATTGAATTAGTGAAAGAAAAAATTATATTAGCGAAGGAAGAATCGGAAGAGCGTATGCTTAAAGCTTCAGTACCTTACCAATACGGTGTAATGATAGGTGGGTTAGTTTTCGACCTTACAGTTGTTGTTGTAGTTTTATTTATTTTATCCAAGATTTTAGATTTTATTTTTTAAAAAGAAAAGGTTTAATAATAACTTCTGCGTTATTAATACAAGAGGGGGCAATCTATTTATTAGTTGTTTCTCGTAACTGTTCATATCACCAGCCCCCTTTATTTTAAAATTAATTCTTATCTTCAACGACTACAATTTCAAGTAACTTCATTATCATTAGTTCTTTAGTCCAATCATCTATAGTGTAAGTTGTAGGGCATGTCTTGTTTAACAAGTCCATTATCCCTTCGTCAATTTCTAACATCATTACTTTCATAACTCTTAGTAGAGACACATCTATAAATGCTTTATCATCTACCGCTTTAATAGTCTCAATAATTCCTCAAGCTCAATCACCGCGTAAGTCTTTCCTCGGTCTTCCTTGACGACTTGCCAGTCTACATTCTCATTAGGTTTTAAATACCCTGCTATAGACTTACGACACTTGGCTTGTATCTTCCACGGCTCACTGCGTTCGCCGTTCGGATAGATTATAACATCAACTTCAGAATGCTCTCCCAATGAGCGACCGTCTGAACCCCAAGCTCTCTTAGCCTTGAAGCCACACTTATTAGCTATCGAAACGATTAGGTTTTCAAATCTATTCCCCTTTCTTTTTTGCCAACTCATTATCTAACCTCCGTAGGTGCCTTACTGAATTCATAAAATTTTTGAAGCGCTCACTTCGTTTCGCAGGTGTTTGTTTATAATTACCAGACCCAGTCTTAGAACATTTGATACAGTAGTTGGTTGCCTTTGAAGGTGCTCTAAAATTTCTCTCGCAACGAGGACACTTCTTAAACTTATACCCTTTTGTTCTTACCATCTCGCAATAGTAGGGACGAGGTGTACAAAACGACGTCTCTATGATTGGTCCCCACAAGATACAAATGGTAACTCTTTTATATAAGGTTTACCTTTCCCAAATATGGAAACGAATACTGAAACAAAAGCAGTAGTGGAAAATGGAAAGCTATTATTCACAACGCATAAAGTAGATGAAATGACTGTGGAAGAAGCACAGACACAAATGAAAAATATTGATGTTGGAATTGAAAATCTCAACAATCAAATGAGTGGAGCGGAAACCAACATAGAGAATATTAAGAAAGAGATTACTCGACTTGAATCGCTAAAGCAAAAGATACTTGATGCTGGTATTGAAGAAGCATTGGACGAAGATGGAACTAACGAAGAAGGAACTACAGACTCTGAAGCAGAGCATTCAAGCCAAGAGTGAACTTAAAGGTTTAGAACTTGAATGGTCTACAGCTTGGCAAACATTACAAGCATGTGATGATGATTCTGAATCGAAGGCTTTACAGAAACATTGTAATCAAGTGATGTGTAAAATCATATTACTGAAGCAGGAAATATATGGACTATGAAGAAGTAGCTAAGCAGTTGTCAGAACTACCTGATACTGAAGAAACTCGAAGGCGCGCATTGCTACTTAAAGAATTTTTAGTAGCAGAAGAAAATGCTAAGACTCGTATTGCGGATATAGATAATGGAATATTCAGAGACACCCTGTCAAATGATGAGGCTGCAATGGCAGAGTTATTGTTCACAAATATCAAGAGAGAGTTTGAGATTACGTCTCAGAAAGACTTGATGGACTTGTGGTTAATGGTGGCTGTGTTTATTAAGAGCCGAAGGTTTATGAGAATTAATGTTGCTGACGTAGACGCAGCAAATAAATTATCCTCAGTTACTAAGAAGTTTATGGACGCGTATGCGGCGTTAGGTAGAGAGTTAGGTTTGTCAAGACAACAACGACTTGTAAGAAGAACTGTTAGTGTTGATGATACTGGAAGTATAACTGAATTGTTCGCAGGAATCGAGCAAGTAGAATTAGATACTCCTGCTAAACGTAGCAAGAAAAAGAAAAAGAAATATGGCATTTCAAGTAGCGACGAAGAAGAAGTTGAATCAACTTCCAACTGAATTAAAGAATAATTTACAGCAGACAAAGGAAGACCCAAGTTTGTTCTGTAATGTATTCCTAAAGAATCCACTCAAACCTTCAGAACCTTTTGAACCAACATGGTATCAGAAAGAATTCTTTGATTGTCAGAAACGATTCGTTCTTATTAACGCAGGTCGTCAAGTAGGTAAGTCTGAAATGGTTGTTAAGTATTCAATCTGGTTGGCTTATACTAAACCTCGTTCAAAGATTTTATTCATCTCTGCTTCGCAGAGACAGGCAAGTCACTTACTTCACAAAGTAAGACAAGACATTGAGAGCAGTGAAATTCTAACTAAATCTGTAAAGCGAGCCAGCAGGACTGAAGTTCATCTCGATAATGGTAGTATGATTATATCGCTCCCACCAAGTGAAGCAACCATTAGAGGTTACACTGCCGATGTTGTATTCATAGATGAAGCAACTCACATTCATTCAGACGATTTGTATTACGAAGTTATTATGCCAATGGTTATCAGAACGGGAGGAAGAATTATATTAACCTCAACACCATACGGTAAGGCAGGATTCTTTTATGAGATGTATCTACAATGGAATCAAGATTATGAGCGAGCAAAAGTATTTCACTTCCCAGCCATGATTGATGGGAAACCAATTGCTCCAGGCGTTGATATAAAAGACTTGGAGAATCAAAAGAAGGCAATGGGACCAATACGTTTCTCAGTTGAATATCTTGCTGAGTTTGTTGATGACGGAGTATTATTTTTCCCAACGGATTTAGTAAGGACGAGCATGAAGAATTACGACTTAGCAGAGTACGGACTACCTGAGCACGAATACTACATGGGTATAGATTGGGGTAAGCAGAACTCATCTACTGTAGTAACTATCATTAAACATAATAAACTAAGCGCACATCGAGTTGTTCTAATAAAAGAATACAAGCAAATGTCTTATGACCAAATCATTGGACACATAGTAACTTACGCAGAGAGGTTCAATATCCGCAAGTGTCTTGCCGACACAGGAGCAGGTCTTGCTCAGATAGACCAACTGAAGGCCATGGGTCTGAGGATTAAAGGATTCAACTTTACAGTTAATAGTAAGGTGGATTTATTTTCCAACTTAAGATTAATGATGGAAACTAATTCAATAGAGCTACCTGCAAACGATAAATTAAAGTCTCAGTTGATTTCTTTCAGCCAGAAGATTTCACCAACAGGAAAGATGTTATTACACGCACCGTCAGGATTACATGATGACTATGTAGATAGTTTAGCTTTAGCAGCTTACAATCTTAAAAAGAAAAGAGCATCTTTCTTTGTTAGGAAAGTATTAAAACCAAAGCAAAGGTTTAAGAGAAACCTTTAATAACATCAACGGAATTAAAGTATCATCACGCTCAATGGCTTCATTAGGTAACCGTTTCAGAAATAGTTTCAGAACTTTATTTCTGACTGAGTCAGGTAAAGGAAAGGTAAGTACAGTAAGAGGATTTTTCAGTTCATATAATTCAGATTATAATCTTAAAAAAAATTATGATACTTACGAAAGAATATATAAGGAAGTTCCATTGGTACAGGCAGCAATCAATTACACAGCAGACCTTGCTGTTGGAGTCGGTTATGAATTGCTCGGTGAAGATGAGAAAAAAATCCAGAAGGTACAAGAATTTTTAGAAGCCCAAGATTTTCATATGATTGCTTTACGGTTAGCAAGGAATATGTTAATCTATGGTAATGGTTACATTGAATCAGTTAGAGCTGGTTCAAGATTAGTTGAGTTAAAGATATTACATCCGAAGACCATGAGTGTGACTTTATCTCCTGATGGCACAGGAGAAGTTGTAGGATACCGTCAGACTGTATCAGCAAACAAAGCTATTGATTTCACTTCAGATGAGATGGCACATTTCAAGATGAATGTAGTCGGTGATGCTTCAGAAGGAACGTCCGCTATTGAATGTGTAAGGACGGCATTAGCAACTAAGCTTCAGATGGAAGCAGATTTAAGATTAATCTCTCACAGATACGCAGCACCTCAAGTACATTACAAGTTAGGTAATTCAGAGGAACCAGCTACTGAAGCACAGATTGATTCTTTTGAATCTCAACTAAGTGAACAGAATCCTGAGATGGATTTAATTACAGCTCACAATATTGATGCTGGTGTTCTGAGACCTCTAGGTTCTAAGATTGGTGTAGAAGAATTTTTATCTCACATGGAGAATCAAGTTATAGCAGGACTACAAGTTCCAGAAGTAGCATTAGGCAGAGGAAGAAATATTACTGAAGCTACTGCTAAAGTACAGATTGGTATCTTTGATAGACGAGTCAAATCAATTCAAGAAGTCCTTACTCAACAAATTAATATGTTGATTATAGATAAGATAGTAACACCAGGTTCAGTTAAGTTAGTGTTCGGAGAGTTCAGCAAGGAAGATGAAGATGTAAAGGTAAATCGATTACTTAGATTAAAAGCCGCAGGTGTTGTGGACGCAACATATGTTTCTTGGAAATTAGGAATCCCTGTCAAGTTCATTCCTAAGGAAGACCCTTCTCGTGGAGGTGTTCAAGCATTGAAAGGATTAGATGACAGAAAGAAAGACAAGTCTCCTAAGAAAGCACCACTCAAAGAAGGATTTTATTATGTAGACCAAGTAGGAAGTCCTGAAAGAATTAGTAGTAAAGATGAACAATGGTTCAGAGATTACTACAGAAAAGGAGTAAGCCCTTGGTAGTTCCTTTTAAGATTGTTAGGAATCCATATGATTCAAATAAGTGGCAACCAGTTTACGCAGGAGATGATGCCGATGTACAATTCAAAACAACTCACACTCTTTCAAACCAACCAGTAGGTCTTGGAGAACCTGGTAAGACTGATGGAGAACAATGGCCAGAGAATAAATGGAGCACTAAACAAGACCTAACAAATGTTACAGTTACAATGACAAATGCTTTGGACAGAGGTAAACACCCTGAAGATTCACCTCTTAATACAAAACGTAGTTCTTACAATTATTAATTATCTTTAAAAACGTCAAACGATTTAAATTGTTTATGCCAGCAGATTTTAAACGGTGCGTATTAGATGTTACTAATCAACAAGTCGTTTTAAGAAAGCAGGCAAAAGGTATAAAGAGATGAAAAATACAAAAATAAATTTTGTTGTACCTATCGTTGAAAGCTATTCGGAAGAAGCAGTTGAAGACAAAGTTTTTAGAATTGAGGGAGTTGCTATTGAGGAGACAACATCACGTAACAATGTTACGTATGAAGTTGATGAACTTAGTAAAGCAGCAGATTCGCTTATCGGCGTTCCTCTTTTGAAAGACCATGATAATACTATCGACAGTATTGTAGGTAGAGTTACTGAAGCTTATATGGACGGAAAGCAATTGAAGTTCAGAGCAGAAGTTATCGATGAGTCAGTTCAAAAGAAAATTCAAAAAGGATTAGTCACTAATGTTTCTGTTGGTTCCCTAATAGAGGAACTAAAGAAAGTAGTTGAAAACGGTGTGACGAATTTTGTAGCAAAGAGAATGAAGTTTGTGGAATTATCTTTGGTAGCAATACCAGGTATTCCTGGAGCAACATTTTCTACAAGTGTTACAGAAGCGTACAATTCTTTCGAAAGTAAAGAACAAAAAAAGATGGAAAGCAAATTAAAAGCAATCGAAGAAAAACTTGCTCTTCTATTAAAGGAAGACGCAGAAGAATCTGAAGCAGAACCAGAAGAAGCACCAGCAGAAGAAGCTGAAGCAGAACCTGAAGCAGCAGAAGAAAACGACGACGCAGCAGAAGAGAAATTAGTTAATATGAAATCAGAAATTTCAGAATTAAAATCTCACATGTTGGATTTAACAAAGGAAGTAATTAAGTCAAGAGCTATTACTTCTGAAAATGTAAACGCATTACCAGAATGGGTTTCAGGCGAATTGAAAAATGAGCGAGGAAATTACTGGCAAGAGTGGGATATGTCCTATTGGAAAGAAAGACACCCATTAGCAAGACTATAGGAAATAAAATAAAATGGCAAGTACACAATTAATTAATATGCCTGGAGTAACATTCCATGCAGTAGCTAGTGGCGCTGTCACAGCAGGAGATTTAGTAGCCTCCGCATCATCAGACGATGTAATGACTGCAATCAGTCAATCAGGTTACGTAGCATCTGCTGTAGAAGTATCCACAGCAACAAATAGTGACGATTTACTAATCGTGGGAGTAGCCCTTACAGACGCAGCAACAGGAGAGACCCTTTCTGTAGCAACATCAGGACTGTTTATTATGGAAGCAGGAGCAGCAGTCACATCTGGAGCATTAGTAGCACAAGAAACTACAGCTCAACAGATTGAAGACGCAACAGCTTTTGAAAAAGTAATTGGAACAGCACTGACAGGAGCAAGTACATCAGGAGTTTATGTCTTGTTCAAATTAAATATATAGGAGGAGTGAAGTAAAATGAAAACATACAAGACGGAAAGTGGAATATTATCCACAGGAGCAACATCAACAGGAAGCAACGTACTAGCCCCTACTATGGTTTATCGAACCTTGCAAGAAGCAGTACGAAAGAATTTGGTATTCCGACCAATGGCAGCATTGTTAATCGGACCAAATGAAGTTCCAGGACCAGCAGTTAAAGTATCATTACAAGACCCAGACACACTGATTGTACATGAAGTAGCTGAAGGAGCAGAGTTACCATTCGCACAAGAGACATACAGTCAAGTAACATTGACTCCAGTCAAGTACGGAGTAACTATTGGAATTACAAGAGAAATGATTGAAGACAGTCAATTCTCAGTCGTAGAGAAGAACGCAGCAACAGCTGGGTATGCTCTAGCAGACAAAGAAGATAGCTTGGTGGCAGACGCACTAAGTTCAGGAGCAGGAGCAACCGTAACTGGAGGAGGAACTATTTCATTGGCAAACATTACAGAAGCAATGGAAGATTTGGAATCCAACGGATACATGGGAACTGACATGGTAGTAGGTACAGAGGTAGCATCAGATATTAGAAACCTAGCAGGACTAACATCAGCTAACTTGAGTATTGCACCAACTGACTTAGGTATAAGGTTACTTGGAAATATTTTCGGTATGAACGTAGTAGTTTCAAGAAACGTCACAGCTAAACATGCTTTAGTTATTGACAGAGACCACGCATACGCAATTGCGGAAAAGAGACCAGTGACTCTTGAGAGATTTGACGATTTCCTAAGAGATACACACCACATTGTAGCAACAGTAAGAATTGCAACAAGCGTACTACAAAGTAACGCTATTGCTAAGATTACAACGACCTAAAACTAAATGAGTAATAGGAGGACTTTTATAGTTCTCCTGTTATTTATTTATCATAATCAAGAATGGCATTAGATAATCAAATAACCGATAGAGAGTATGGGAAGTTCAAAGAGAGTACATCAACCCCAACACAGACAGGAGTCGCAGTTGTTAACCCAGATGGCTCAGATATTTTTAATCCAGCAGCAGGAATAGATGTTAATGTTCGAGATGGTGCGGGAAGTTCCATTACTTCAACAGCTTCAGCTTTAGATGTCAATGTAGCAAGTGGTACTATAATCGCAAACATTGAAGGTGATTATGTAGATGATTCTGCTTTTACTGTAGCTTCAGATAAAGGACTAATAGTTGGTGGAGTATTTACTACTGACCAAATTGATTCAGGTGACTTTGGAGCATTTA